GTTAATTTAGATAAAAGAAAAGAGTGACTAGACAGCCTACAGGTACGCACTAATCCATACGTTCTGAAAACAGAACAGGTGGCGCCGAGTATCATACATCATCGTCTCTCGTCTCTGGCCTATTAATTTATATACCGCGGGGCTTCCGCAAGGTTACAACAAATAACATAATTATACATTGTTAAAAGAGCCTATTTATTTATAGCACGCTGGGCTTCAGCGTAAAGTACATAGTAGAGTTCCCGGTTCTGGGCCGGTGTCGCCCGTATAAAATACTAACAAATGCCTATTAATTTATAGCACGCAGGGCTTCTGCGTAATAATACATAAAATATTACAATGGCCTATTAATTTATAGCACGCAGGGCTTCTGCGTAATAAGACACTCAGAAATCGTTCCAATCGATCTCTGCGAAGTCTTCGGATAGCTTCTCCTCATCATATAACATGCAGCTATCCAGGTGCAAACCACCTGTAGGTCCATCTATGCGGAAAAACTCCTGTTTCTCTCGCATCATTCTTTCCCACTGTGGAAAGTTGAATTCATGCTCCACTCCTGCTTCTCGCAGCTGTTTCTGCAGTAACTCAACTGCATCTCCTCCATGATGTGCCATCATTAGGAGGGCCATTTCGATCTTCTGGTCGAATATGGTCTTATCTCCGGCGTTAACTTTCTTACGCCACATAAGTTCGCGGTGTATTACCTTCAAAGGTAGAGGAGCCGCTACATATCCTCGTCTCACTACAAAAGGAGACTTAAGGAATGTTAAATCCTCGAGAGGCTCATATGGAATGATCTCTCCTGTTTTATTTGCCCCCGTCACTTTCATGCCAAGAACAGTTGCATACTGTGCGAAGGTTAGGCGATTAAACCATTCCAACACAGGAGTGCGCACCGTCGCTATGAGATCATCCCCATAGGTCAGCGCGCGCACGTCAGTATCAAAGGAACGGAGATCACACACCGTTCCATTCATTGCTTGCGACACTTGATACGCACACAATATATGATACCAATTCGTCAATGAGTTCAGGACATCTGTTATAGGTGATCCCGAACAATTTCCGATCCTTTTCTCAAACAACTGATCCCCAGCAAGAATCTGGGATTGAACGATCGAGCTCATAAGCCCGGCTCGTTCCTGTTTATTGGCTCCCCCATACGCATAATCAATGACTATCATTGCTGCGTCTATGGCACACTGAGGAACTGATCCGTCATAGTTAGAGTAATCTACATCGAATCCAAGGTTTCCCATCTCAAGGAAACCATTCATATACGCCTTCCAACACGTATCCTTGTCTTGTCCTATTCCATGACAAAGATTAAAACCAGCTCGCTTCTTATAATCGCTCACGAATTTTCCAAAGTATTTCCTCACCAAGAGGGTTATGTCCAACGTAGGCTGCACAAATACTCGGGTTTTTCCGATACGTGCTTTTAAGAACGAAACTAGCTCATCTTTGTTAGTGGCTACCCAAACCGTAACTGGTGCTAAACCTGCTTTCAGCCTTTCCTCCTGATGGAGCATCAACTCTTTAAAGGTCTTACCGTGGTCCAACTTCACCGTATCAAAGGCATCACTAAATACAAAAATTTGGGGGGCCATCTCCCCATTTTCAAGTTCCTCCTGAGGCAGGGGGTAGAAAAGATCCTTCTTTCCACACTTAAAATGTTTTTGGTAGTACCCGCAAGAGGTAGTCAACAGGAGAGGATTCATTCCATCTCCCCCGTTGATCATCTCATGTTCTGTCAAAGGCACAGGATCTGCCAAACGCCCCACTTTCTTCTTCATGTGCTCAATGGCATTCTGATGAATGTAATTGGGGATAGGTAATTCCAACTCATTTTGGAATTTCTGCGCATTAGCATAAAGAGGATGAACAATTTCCTCTCCTACTTTGATTGGGTGTTTGGTTGTTGGTGTGTACTCGTCCTCCCAATCCTTATGGAATACCTCAGACCGCTCTAAGGCCGTTACTGTAGGTTGGAACCGATTCATGGGCACACCTTCCCATTTTGCTCGTCCGTGTCTTTCGAGCTGTGAGTTCCAATACTTATGCTCACATTCCTCAGTAACTATCCCCCACTCCAAGAGCTCAGGTTCTTCTACGGTCATAGGCATATCAAAGCGCGCGGATATGCTTTTCTCCGCTTCCTCAATAGCTTCCAAAGAAAAGTCAGCAATTCCAACATTTGTCTCCCCTTGGCCTACTTTCCAAACATGGAATCCAAGAAGGGGTCGATGAACAGTGCGGTTCTGCACCACATAAGGCCTACCACAATCTCCCTCCTGTGTTGGAGCCGATGTGACTCCTCTTAGTCCTAGATTACTATTAAACTGGACTTGGTGGGTCATGTCGATAAGAGCCTGAATGTGCTCTCCTTCTGGATGAAGGAGTAATGTCATAAGCTTAGAAGAGGAATAAGACATCTTCTGCTTACGAGTGATAATGAGTG